TTCTTTATTACCGTCCATTAATATATTAGTAAGGGCGTTCATCATAGGATTAGAATCTTGAATGAATAAAGTATAAGTGACATATATTGTTTCATCCCCCATTCTTATCATTTTTTTAGTTCCAGTGACAAGAACTTTAACATTTGCGAATACATCAGGAGGGAAACTTTCTCCCATAGGGTCCTCAACCACAAACTCATGTTGAGATAAAAATTTATTAAGTCGTTCTATTTGTAATTCTTCCATCATTTATAAATACTTGTCAAATGAGTTTGGTTCTTTCATACAAAGATACTACATTTAATCATACAAAAAAAATTAGAATGTTAAATTTTGGGTCATAAATTGATTCTACAGAATAAAAAAATTATTATTTAAAAAAAAATAACTTATGTCAAAAATCACAGAAATTAAAAACCAATATCCCGAATTAAACATTTCAATAATTGATATATTTTCAATAATTGATAGTACAAAAACAAACAAATATTTACCATTACTTTGTAAATTATTCGCTTATAGATTCCAACCAAATAGACTGTGGGGTGAACAAGACTATAAGTCTGAGATGGCTCATGTTACAGAAAGAATGGAAAATTTAGGATTTGATTGTAATGGGATGCCAGATAATGAAATATATTCATATTATATTTTTATCGATTACTTCAATAATGATGATATTCGAGATATAATTTCATTCCGTAAATTTAATGAAAGAGGTTTAATTAAAAATAACGATATTACAACATATCAAACATTTGAGGATATTAGGTCAGCAGTCGGATTGGCGACTTTAAAAGACGATGAAAAAATCATGAAATCTCAAGTAGTTAAAGAATATGAAGATGATATTTGGTTGGCATTAAGACCATTAACATTTGGAGCCTCCTCAAAATATGGGTCAGCAACTAAGTGGTGTACCACTTATCAAAATGATAAACAATATTTTGAACGATATTGGAAAAGAGGTGTTTTAGTTTATTTTATTAACAAGATTACCGGATTAAAATTTGCATCATTTAAATCTCTTGATAATGAAAAAGAATTAAGTTTTTGGAATGCTGCCGATAGTAGAGTCGATTATTTGGAATTAGAAATTGAGGATTATATGTTTCCAATTGTTAGACAAATTTTAAAATCAGATAAAACTAACAAAGATTTATGTTCAATAAAAATTCAAATACAGGTGGAAGTTGAATGTAATCATAGAAATCGTAAATTATATCATCTTGAACCGGAAAATGAAATAGAAATGATTGATATGGAAGAAGAAATGTCAACGATAGATAGACCGATTGTTCAATTAAGACCATCAGTATATAGAGCTATCAGAAGAGAACAACTTGGAGAACCATATATTGATGATAATGAAGATTGTCAGGTTGGTGAAGTATAAAAATAAAAATACCCCGTTTGGGGTATTTTTATTTATTCTTCTATTTCAACTATTAAAGTTCCTTCTCCTTTAATCACTCTATGCCAAGTAAATTTTGGAATGTTAAATTCTTTAGTTTCGGATAATTTGATTGGTAAAAAATTCTCCATCTGAAATGACCATCCACCATCTTCAATTACGGTGACTTTTCGGTCTTTAAGGTCTTGATGCCATTTTAATTCGTCAGATTCAATCTCAGGCGTAAATACCCTAATTAATTTTCCTGATTTATTATATTGTTGAAAAGGTAAATCCATTACCACGAATTTGAAGATGAAAGACCTAATTGTTTTGCATATCTACCAACATTACATGACCAATATCCCGCAGTTGTTCTATCTTTCTTTTGGTCACATTTGTGTCTCGCTCTAAAAGATTTCGCAGCACCTTTATTACTGTTTTTAATTTTTAAATTGGGGTCTCCGAAAGTGACTTTCTTAATACCACCACCAGGTGTTTTAACATAAACCGCAAATTTCTTAGGTCCTCCAGGAGTCCTTTTTGGTTTATTCAGTTCAACCTTTTTACCTCTGTGAATTGCCTCTTGTAGAATATCTTCTTCAGTCTCTGTTTCGTATATATAAGGTGCATCCAAATACACATACTCTTTACCTATCTTAACTTTAATACCTAAATCAGATTCAACCATCATTTTATCTTCTTCATTAAGGTCTATTTTACCTTCATTCCACAAATTTCTAACCTCATTAACCAAATCAAAATATTTTTGAGAATACACTCTAAAAACATTATCTGTTAATGATATTTTTTCAGTAATATGGTAGGATAATGATTCGGAAATCACCACATCTTCTTTCAAAACCAAAGTTTTATCTAAATGAGACTCCAAAGTCTCTTTTATTAATTCTCTTAAATTATTCATACATTCTATTTTATAATAAATACCCCCATAAAAACTAATAATTACACATCATTAAAAACTAATAAACCCACGAGAAATTAAGTTGGGTATGCTCATAATTAAATTTTACGGGTTCCAATATAATTAAAAAAAAAATAAAATAAACGATTAATCTGTTTATTTTTTAATATTTATTATTAACCAAGTTTACTATACACAAAAAAATATATGAAAAACCTATCAAAAGAAGAATTATTGAGCCGTCTTGAGGCAATTAACAGAAGTAATGCAATTATTTATTTCGACTTATCGGGAACAATATTGGGAGTTAATGACATTTTTTTGGATGTAATGGGGTATGGAATTGGTAATCACGAAGAACTTGTTGGTAAACACCATAGTACTTTTGTATGTGAAGAATATGCAAAGTCACCTGAATATGAAAAATTTTGGGATATATTAAGAAGTGGTAAATTTTATCAAGGAGAATTTGAGAGAAGAAAAAAAGACAGAAGTCTTATAAATCTCCAAGCAACTTATAACCCTATTTTTGATGATAGTGGTAAGATTACTAAAATAATGAAAATTGCCACTGATATTACATCAATTGTTGATAGTAAGAAACAAATAGATGCGATTAACCGAAGTACCGCTCTTATTAATTTTAATACAGATGGATTTATATTAGATGTAAATTCTATTTTTTTAAAAACTATGGGGTATAAAAACAATGAAAAAAATAATCTCATTGGAAAACATCATAGTATTTTTGTGAGTTATGAGTATTCAAAGTCTGATGAATATACTAAGTTTTGGGAAAATTTAAGAGAGGGTAAATTCTTTGATGGAGTATTTGAAAGGAGAAAAGTGGATGGTTCTACAGTTTATCTACAAGCGTCTTATAATCCTGTGGTTGACAGTAAAGGAAATATTACTGAGGTAGTTAAAATTGCGACCGACATTACTGAGTCTGTAAACAATAAGAAAAAAATAGATGAACTTACAAAAAATTTGACAGTTGAATTGGAAAACTCTCAAAAACTTAAACTCTCAATAGAATTAGAAAAAAATGCCGCTTTGAATGATTTAGATGTAGTATTAAAAAAGAGTCAAAATGAGTTAATAAAAATAATTGTTAAAGTTGCATTAGCTGTTATAGTTGGAGTTGGACTTGTAACAACAATATTATACTGGGCGGCTATTATAACAGGGCAAGACACACAAATTATTGGTTCAACTTGGAGTAATATGTTTAGCGTTTTATTAACTAATGCTTTTTCAATAGTTGGTACAATTATGGGAATTAAATACGCCACACAGGATGGTCCTAAACAACAGTAAATACTAATAAATACACAACACTAAAAACTAACTTTTACACACACTCAAGGACAAATTGTCTTTGATATTGTCCTTGATATTTATTTTTATAAACTAATTAAATATCAAGGACAATATGTTATTAAAAGTGGGGTCGAAAGGTAACGACGTAAAAAAACTACAAACAAAATTAGGTACAACATCGGATGGTGATTTTGGACCCGGTACCGAAAAATTGGTTAAAGAATGGCAAACCAAAAATGGATTAACCTCCGACGGAATTGTTGGTGATGGAACTTGGAAAAAAATGTTTCCGGGTGAAGTTATTAAAGAAGATGTGGTTATCTCATCCGGTGGTCCGTTAAAATTAGAGAAATTAAAAGGACACGTTCCGGATTCTGTAATTGCACAGATTCCAGACACAGCAAAAAAATTCAACATTACTAATCCACTAAGATTAGCTCACTTCTTGGCTCAGTGTGGTCACGAATCAGGTGGGTTTAAAGCTGTATCTGAAAATGTAAATTATTCAGCTGACGGTCTTAAAAAAATATTTCCAAAATATTTTCCTGGTAACTTATCTGAATCTTACGCTAGAAATCCTGAGAAAATAGCATCAAAAGTATATGGTGGGAGAATGGGTAATGGTGATGAATCAACAAAGGAAGGTTATAAATTTAGAGGTAGAGGATACATTCAACTAACAGGAAAATCAAATTACACAAACTTTGCTAAATTTATTG